AGTATTTAACGATGAGTATGAGAACAGAGGAACTATAGGATACTTTGTTCCTTATTGGAAAACACTTAATGAATTTAAAAAGGGTCCTGATAAAGTTACCGATGAGTCCTTAGCTAGAATGTACATTAAGTCTAGAAGAGACCAAGCAAAAAAAGCCAATGACCCATCAGTTTACCATACAGAAATAATTAACGGACCTATTATGCCTTCAGAAGCATTTTTGGTTGTAGAAGGTGCTTATTTTCCAACACTATTACTAAAAGAACAATTAGCAGAAGTAGAAGGAGGTAAATTTAATAAATACAAAGAAAGCTCTTTTAAAGGTTATTTAGTTTTTGACAAAGACAGTAAAGTAGAATTTAATACTGTACAAGATGCCAGGCCTATAAGAAACTTCCCACTTACTAGAGGAGAAGATAAAAAAGGAATGGTAGAAATATGGGTAAAGCCTCAGAAGAATGATGAGAACGTAGTACCATATGGAACATACATCGGAGGAATGGATGTTGTAGATAAAGCTAGGTCTACTACAGATTCACTGCCGTCTATTTTTATAATGAATAGATACACACGTCAGATAGTAGCAGAGTACACAGGACGTACAGATAATCCTAATGATTTTTATGAAACTTGTCGTAAATTACTAATGTATTTTAATGCTACGGGAATGTATGAGCAAAACCTTCCAGGATTATTTACGTACTTTGAAAAGCAAAAATGCTTATATTTGTTAGCAGATACACCTTATCAACTACGTAACTCAGATACATTTAGACAGGGAACTAATACATCTAAGGGAATAAATGCGTCAGGTAAGGTAAATCAGACAGCAAGAGATTTTATTAAATCGTGGTTACTGGAGAGAATTTCTGAAAATTCAGAAGTAAGAGCATTAGAGACCATATACTCACCTGCGTTATTAAAGGAATTAATAATGTGGAATCAGTATGGAAACTTTGACCGTGTTTCTTCGTTAGGTATGTTACTATGGCATGATGCTACTATGATGCGTACTACCGAAAAACGTAAAGAAGAAGTTAAAACATTCCTAGATGATCCTTATTGGGCTAAGATGGGAGTATTAAAAAAGAAACCAATTAATGCAAGAGGTTCAAATTTTTATGATTAAATTTGCATTTTAACAAAAAATTACTATGAGTCAGGATTCGCCAATAAAAATGCAGGGATACTTAAGCTTCCCACGACAAAAATTATCTGATAAGAAGAAAAACAAAAAATGGTACGAAAAGAATATAGATTACGCAGAGAATATTCTTGTATCAGATACTGACCTCAGATCTAACTTCCGAAACAAAAAAACTAATTACAATCTTAGAGCTAACATTATTAACTCAAAAGATTTTGAAAGATTTATTAATCCTGATAATCTAGACTTATCTACTCTTCCCGCAAGCTTTCAGCACGTAGGAATAGAAAACAGTAAGATAAACTTACTAGTAGGAGAATATTCTAAAAGGCGAAAAGAATATAGAGCATATTTATCTACAGGAGATGAAGAAGGGATTACTAGAAAAGAAACAGCATTAAAAGAAAAGCTAGATGCTGAGCTCATGGAGATTATCCAAACAGAGTCTATATCTGAAGAAGAAATTCAAAAAAGATTACAAGAATTTGAAAAGTATAAAACCTATGACTTTCAAGACATCGCAGAGATTACTGCAAATAAAGTTCTTAAATATGAGTACAAAGATCAAAACTTGGATTTTTTATTTAATAGAACTTTCGAAGATTTACTTGTAGGCGGAGAACAAATAGTATACTGTGGTGTATTAGGAGGTGAGCCTGTAATGCGAAGAGTAAATCCTATGAACCTTTACACTTTAGGTGGAAGCTCTATGTTTATAGAAGACTCTGATATAATTGTAGAATACGGATACAAATCTATAGGCCAAGTTATTGATGACTATTGGGACGAACTTACTGAAAAAGATATTGAGTTTTTAGAAACAGGAACAGCCGATGGTTCTACTAACAGTGCTTTAGGATTAAATAGAGATATTTCTATATTTGATAGATATGGAGAAGAAGCTGCTTTAGGAATCTTTCATCCTAATGAGTTAGGATTAAGAACTTTTGCAGGAGCTTTTGATACTTTAGGAAACGTACGTGTGCTTAGAACATGTTGGAGAACTAGAAGAAAAATAGGTAAGCGTAAATATTATGATGAAGACGGAGATGAACAACATGATTTTGTTGATGAAAACTACATAATTAAAAAAGACGAAGGTGAAGAAGTAAAATGGATGTGGGTAAACGAATGGGTGCAAGGTACTAAGATAGCAGATGATATCTATGTTGCTATGGGTCCTATTCCTTACGCTAGTAAATCTATGGTAAACAAATCTAAAGGTATACCTCCGTATATAGGAACAGTAAACAGTACTAATGATTACAGGGTACAATCACTTACTGATATTATGAAGCCATTAGCCTACTCTTATGATATTGCTTATTACAAAAGAGAATTAGAAATAGCTACTTATAAAGGAAGCTTTGCTGCTATCAATAGTTCAATGATACCTTCAGGATGGGATCCTAAAGAATGGATTAAATATGCTACTGTAAATAAAATGGCATGGTTAGACCCAACAAGTGAAATACTTAAAGGCCCTTCACAAGGTAAATCAGCAGGAGCATTTAATACTCTTACTGCTACTAATGTACCGCTAGGAGATCCACAAGCTATACAAATGTATTCTAATTTATTACTTGAGATAGAAGCTACTCTAGGAAAACTTGCTGGTGTAACTGGTGCTAGAGAAGGCCAAATTCAAAACCGTGAAGCCGTAGGAAATGTAGAAAGAGAAGTTAGTCAGACATCTCATATTACTGAAAAATGGTTTGTATTAGATGCTAACTTTCGTAAAAGAGCGCTAGGTAAATTCTTAGAATGTTGTAAGTATGCTTATAAAAAGAATCCTAAAAAAGGTCAGTTTATTTTAGATGATATGGGAGCTGTTATGGTTCAAAACTTCGATGAGTTTTGTCTTTCAGAATATGATGTTCATATATCTAACTCTTCTGCAGATACACAATTGTATCAAGAACTTAAAGCATTATCTCAAGCAGCTGTACAAAATGGACAAGCTACTATTGGTGATCTTATTGCTATATCACAATCAGAATCTGTACAAGAGATATCTAGAAGACTTGCTGATTCTGCAGAAAAGATTAAGCAACAACAACAAGAAATGCAAGAAAAACAAATTCAGCAACAACAAGAAGCTGCTCAGATGCAACAACAAACTGCTCAAGCTCAAATGCAATATGATATGCAAGAGAAAGAAAAAGACAGAGCTGTTAAATACGCGGAAATAGAATCTAAAGAAAGAATAGCAGGAATGAAAGAAATGGGTTCTGATATTAGAGACGGTAGAAGATATGATGAAGATACTGATGATAATGGTATAGATGATACTTTAGATCTTAGAAGAACAGATGTTGATGAAAACTTTAAGAACAATACTATTCGTTTAAAAGAAGGAGAATTATCGGAAAGAGTTAGAAGTAATAAAGCTAACGAAGCTATTAAAAAGCAACAGATAAAAGCAAACAAAGAAAAACCTAAAGCAAAATAAAGCTATAGTACTATAAGATATTTATGATAAAATAATGATTATAGTTTATAAAAATAATTTTAATATTGTAACAAAATAAAGACAGCAACAGTATGAGTGAAACAAAAGAAAACTTATTTGATGGCATAGAAATTATGTCGCCAGGAGAGTTAGAGTCATCAATCTCGGGAGAAGTATCAGATGATTCTACAACAGAAACAACAGAGGAAACGCCTGAATTAGTCGTAACCCCTGTAAGGGATACAACAGGTGATTTAGGAGATGATTCTCCAGAGCCTGAGATTGTAAGTCCTAAAGAGGAATTGGAGAATAAAGAAGTTAATGATGCGCCTACGGCTGTATCAGAAGACAAAAAAGAAGCTTTTTATAAAGCTATGATGAAGGAGTTTATTGATGAGGGAATCATCGCATCTCCAGAATCAGAAGAAGAACTAGAGGGTTCTTTGGATAAATTGAAAGAGTTAATGAAAGGCACATTGGAAAAATCATTTAAAGGAATGACTGACCAATGGAAGAATAACTTTAGCGGTGCTAAAAAGAAATTTCTAGAGATAGAAGATTCTTTTTCAGAAGCTGACCAAGCTATTCAAGCTGCTCAAGACTTAGAGTTCTTTGACAATGTAACTAATGATTCTATAAAAGAAGATACTAATCTTCAAAAGAATCTATACTATCGTTATTTAAAGTCTAAAAACTTTTCAGACGAAGATGCTGCTGAGCAAATAGAAGATGCAGATGCTATTGGTAAGTTAGAAGAAAAAGCTTTAAAAGCTGTACCTCAACTTAAAAAACATGCTACTGGATATGTTGAAAACGCAAAGCAAGCTAAAGCTGCTGAAGAGCAAAAATGGGAAAAACAACGAGAAGAAAGTTACAATAGTTTAATGTCATCAATAGATACTAAAGAAGCATTCATTGATGGATTAAAATTAAACAAGGTAACACGGGAAAAGCTTAAAGCTAATATTACTAAACCGGTATATACTGACGATGATGGAAAAGGATATACTAGTTTAATGTATAAGCAAATGAGAAACCCTACCGAATTTGAGATGCTTATTAATTATTATGATTCTATGGGATTATTTGATTTAGATAAGCAAGGCAGCTTTAAGCCTAATATCTCAAAAATAAAGAATGTTGCTAAAACACAAGCAGTCTCAGAGATTGATAAAATTATAGCATCGACAAATGAGAGAGGTGTAGGAAGAAACACTTCTGTCGAATCATCACAAAAAGCTCAAGGAATCTTAGATTTACTAGAGCGAGGGATGGGGAAAACGAGAAAAAAATAAAGTAATAATATATTCGTCTAACAATAAAAAATAAAAAACAAAATGGCACAATTACTTCCATTACAAAGATATGAAGCTATTGATTATAACGGTCTTGTGACTGATAATCATTTTCATGCTTTGTACCAACAAAAGCCTGAACTAATTAGTTCTGTAATCAGAGAGATCTACAAAACTAATTTACAAGGTAAATTAAGAGAGTTCGTTAACAGGTTCCCAGTAAAAGAGGTAGAACAAGAAAACGGATTTTATAACTGGATGTTGCAAGGACAACATGATAAAAATCTTCCTTTATCTTCTGCAGAAACAATTGCGGGTACTACTATTAGTACTGGTAATGTAGGAGCTAATGGAGAAAGATTTAATCTTATCTTTGCTGAAAACATTTTCGAAGAGGGTAACGTTCTTAGAGGAGAAAGTGATGAGTATCACTTACTTGTTAAGAAAGTATCTGATGCAGGTTCATTAACTAAAGTAGAAGTAGAACTAGTAACTGATTCAGCTGCTAAGACTGTTCCTGCTGATGAATTAGCTACAGGAACTAGATGGTCTAAATTCTATAGCCTATCTCCTTCTACATTATCTTACCAAGGTTCTAGTCCTTATTTCACATCTCCTTGGAGAATGGAAAACAGACCTTCTACTCTACGTATGGAGTACAAAGTTCCTGGTAACGTAATTAACAAAGGAAAAAACGAACCATTAGAGTTTGGATTCCAATATAAAGGTCAAACTGAGTCTATCTGGATTAACTATCAAGATATGGTTGCTCATCACCAATGCGAAGAGATGTTCTCAAGAATGTTGATGTATGGTAAGAAAAACTGGACTAATGATCACAAGTACTTAAACAAAGATGACAAGACTAAATATGCTATCGAATCAGGTGCAGGTTTCTTCGAGCAAGTTGCTCCATCTAACGTACACTATTACAATAGCTATGATTTAGATTGGCATCTAGAGATGTTACTAGACATGGGTGTTGGTAAAATCGAAAGAGGTAAGAGAACTATCCACTTGTTAACAGGTGAGTTTGGTGCTATCGAAATCTCTAAACAAATTCAGGCAAAAAGAGGTCAGTTAAATGTAACTGTTATCCAAGATAGATTCTTAGATAGTAACTCTAAGCCAGGAAACATTGGCGGTGGAAACACTAAAGCTACAATGGAGCCTCAGTACAACGTTTACGAATGGTATAACGGAGTTCGTATTATGGTTGAAATCCTTGATTTCTTCGATGATGACGTATACTTCCCGAAACAACATCCTGACGGAAAAGGTATCGTTGAGTCTCACAGAATCTTAGCTCTTGACTACGGTGAAGAAGCAGGAATCTATAGAGTTAAACCTAAAGGTGTTCCAGATTATAACTGGGCATACATTCCAGGTATGAGAGATCCTTTCTCTCCTGCAGGAAAAGGTTCTCCGAAATTGGTAGCATCTCCTATTGATGGATATGAAGTTCATATGCAAAAATGGGGTGGTATGATGATTGAAGATCCTACGAAAGTAGTTGACCTTAGATTATCTGTAGACTAATATAAGATTGTAAAAGCCTCCTCGCAATGGGGAGGCAATTACATAGTTTAATATAAATAAATAAAAATGACAGCAAAAACAGCAACAAAAAAAGAAACTATCGTTTGGGGCTCTTATTTAAGAGAAGAGATAGTAAGTGTTAGGCCAGTAGAATCATCGGGAAAATGGTCAACACTTTTAGTAAAGGGACAAGATAAAAAGAATGACCCTTTTATTTATAACAAAGTTAAGAGAAGCTATCAAGTTCCTCTTAATGATTACCGAAGAGGTGGAGGAGTAAAAAGAATTTTAGACGACCAAGAGAGGCGTTATATAAAAAAATACTATGAGAAATTCCCTAACGGAATGACTCAGCAGGAGTTCTTTGAAACAGAATTAGGTGTGAACTTAAATGTCACATTACCGACAGATGACAATTTCTGGAGGACAGATAGAAGAGGACGTGTAACAATGACTAAAGAAGGGATGCAATTAAATTTAAGTTTTCCTTTAGATATGTTAAAGTACCACATTCTATTATCCAACAAGAAATTAGTTTCTCCGTCTTATGATGACAGAATACTAAGAGCTACTTATGAATTTATGATTGTTAACGACAATAAAGTAACTTCTAAGAAAGTTGAAGCAGCTGAACTTAAAGCTAAAGCATATACTAAATTTGCAGAGATTACTGCAGACTTAGGAAAAATGAAAGGCTTTATTAAGTCGCTAGGAAGAACCATCCCGGCTAACAATACTAAAGATTGGTTAAAATCTGAAGTATTAATGGTACTAGATGAAAATCCAGCAAACTTTTTAGCTGTAGTTAATCATCCTGAATACGAACATAGAATTTTTATCCAGGAAGCAACTGAAGCAGGAGCTATTAAAAAGATGAGTAACAAAAGATATGTATTAGACAACGGTATCGAATTAGGAGACCTTGGAAGTACAATCGCTTATATTAATAATGATGACAATCAAGAGGTAAAAATGAGAATTAAAACTCAGATTGAATTATCAAAAAAATAGAACATGACCGCAAATGAAATGGCAGATGAGTTAGAATTAAGACTAGATAGAATAGATAGTTTTGGTTCACCAGGGTACGAAGATTTCGATCTTACGTCAGCTCTGACTGAAGCTCAGTTGCTATACATTAAGCAGTTTGTTAGTGAACTTAATAACCGTAAAGGCCAAGGCCTAGAGGAAACCGAGATAAGAAACCAAGGATTAAGCGCCTTGATAAAACAAGGTGCTAATCTTACAGTTTCTGCAGACCAAATAGGAACCTTAGATAACGGAAAGTTCTTTGATTTACCTGCAGACTTTATGTATACTATATATGAAGAGGCAATGATAGACAAACAACAATGCGGTACAACTAGCTTTATTAAAGCATGGATAAATGTAGTAGCTCATGATGAGATATGGCAATATCTATACAATAAATATAAGAAACCTTATTATAAAGATTATGGATGGGCTCGTGTATGGAGATTAGGTTACCAAAGAGAAATAGATGGTAGCAATCCTGCATTAGCCGCAACACCTAAAAGACACCAACTCGTAACTGACGGAACTTTTAATGTTACTAGTTATACAATGAACTATTTACTATTCCCTAGCGATATTACAGTAGATAGAACCACACCTGCTAACAGCAGAAATTGTATATTAGATGAATCAACCCACACGGTGATTATAGACATGGCAAAGAACCTAATGTTACAAAGAGTAAAAGAACAAACTGTGCAGAATATAGTTTCTGCAAAAGACCTTGAATAAAAACTTAATATTAACTAAAAAAATAAAACAATGCAATTAAGAAGACAAGACAATGTGGCTTATGCTGCAATCGCAGATACTACTGCTGCTAGCCCAGGAGCTGTAGTTATCACACCATCAACTTTAGCTGTAGGAGCTGCTGCTTTAGTAGATGAAGGAAATTTAGCTTATGTAGCGGCTATCCCATTTGATGCTTTAGCTGAAGACAGAAAGTTACGAATAGTTCAAAATATCGCAGGTAAATTAGTTTT